CGCGTCGACCGATTCAGATACCGGGCGGCTGCGCAGCGGGCAGAAGTACACCTTCTTGAAGCTCGTGCCACCGAAGCCCAGCATGAAGAGCATGCGATCGGTATCGGGGTAGTATTCCTTGGCGGTGGCCGTGAGATAGTGGTTCATGTCGACTTCGAGAGCGTCGGCCAGACGGTCATCGAGCGTCGTCGAATTATTGTTGTCGTTGCGTACCTTGGTCGGGCCGTCGGCGGGCAACAGTTCGCCACGGGCGTTGGCTTGGAACCGCAGTACTGCTTCGAGCAAGAGAGGGTGCCGGACCTTCGACATACCCTCGACGGGTGCTCCGTCGGATGCACCGGCAAGGCCCGGAATTTCGATCTTGAGGCCAAGCAGCTTGATACCCTGAGCGCGATCCTCGATCCACTCCTTGCGGGAGTCGATGTCGTCTTGGATGCCGCGCATCAAATCCATGGCAATGCGGTTGAGTTCCAGCTGATCGATATCGTCGACCAAGTTGCGGAACCAATTGCTGCGATCTTTCTCGCTCCGCTCAGCTTCTTGCACCGGCTTGCCGTCGAGCGAAATCGTGATCGAACCGTCCGGGTGCTCAATGCTCAGAATGTTGCCGTTATCGTCAACGTCGGGCTTGTCTTGGCCTTCGTCGAATTCGATAGACACGTCTTCCAGATCAGGCTTAGGAGCCTCGTCCTCGACTAACCGCAAATTGGGAACTAGTCCGGGCGTCAAAGCCATATTAGCTGTCCTTAGGTTGCGATTCGATCTCGGCAACGAAACGGTCGATGCCCTGCCTCGCTGCGATGTCTTCGCTCTTAGCCTGAATCTGATAAATACGGGCAAAGTCGTGAGGCGGCTGGCCCCACACTTCTACTTGGAATAACCCTAAGCCATTCTGAGTGGCGGGTCGAACCTCGTCGACCACAGCTTGGGCCAGAACCACGAGACTGCCCTTCGGAAATATTGCGCGCTCGGTGATTGTAATGCAACACCGCCCGGAAGTCAATCAGATCGGATACAAAGGCGGCAGCGAACCACCGATCTTGCGCATGTCCTGCTCGGTCTCGTATTGGACCTCTTGACTGCGCTGCAGCAGCCCCGTGGTGCGGAGATACCGCATGGCTTGGCTGACGGTGTCGACCAAGTCGTCGTGCTTGCCCTTGGGGAAGACCGTGCACTGGTCGATGACCATGTCGGCCCAGCCACGATCCGGCGCGAATATCAGGCCCTCACTGAAGAGATGCTGCACCGAATAGAGCCGCGCCAGCTTGTCTTGGTTGCCGGTGTCCATGAGCTGCACCGCAAAATCGGCGTTCGAATAGATTCGCCGGATCTCCTGCGACACGCTTATACCGGCGGCCTTGTTTTCGATCAGCAGCTTGTCGATCTTGAACTGCTTGGCCGACCGGAGCACCCGCTCGATTAATTCGTGCAGTTCGTAACGCCCCTGCCAAGCGTGGAGCATGATCGCCTTGGGATGCTGCACCACATACGATCGCTCGATGTGGTAGACGTTACCATCGGCGCTCTGCATCTTGGTGGCTTGGGCTGTCACGTCCTGCGAGAAGATGCCCCAGATCGTCAAGGCAGACGGATCGTTCTCCTGCTTGGCGGTATATGCGGTATCGAGCGATGCGATCACATAGTCGAGTGGCGGGAATGCCTCGTGCTCCCATAGCTGCCACCATTCGCGCTTGATGACGCCACCACCGCGAGGCTGCGGCTCCTGCTGGAACTGACCGGCAGTGGCATAAGGCCCCATCACCGCCTCGTCGCGGTCGACGACCTCCTGCGGGAATCGTGCCGGGAATAGGAGTTCGCCCTCCTCTCGGCGCGGGTCTTCGTAGCCAAGCTTGGTCGGCATCGCTCGCATCGGGTCGTAGCGCATAGGCAGCATGATATGGTCGTAGCCAAGCTGCTTGTCCAAGATGACGCCCGACACGTCTTCCTCGTGGAGGCGCTGCATAATGACGATGATGGCCGACTTGATCGGATCGTTGAGGCGGGTCGGAATGGCTTCGAGGAACGTGTCGATTTCCGATTGGCGCTGAGTATCGGACATAGCCGAATCCACCGAGTGCGGATCGTCGATGATCACCCGGTCGCCACGAAGACCGGTGAGCGAAGTGATGGCGGTCGCGATACGGAAGCCGGACGCGTTGTTCGTGAAGTTCATCTTCTCGTTCTGGTCGCGAGACAGCGACACCCGATCGCCCCACCGCTTCTGGTACCAGTCGGAAGTCACGAGCTGCCGCATGCGCCGCGAATCGCGAGCAGACAGGTTCTCGACCTTGTGCGCCGCACAAATGTAGCGTAGGTGCGGCATGTTGCGTGGCCCCCACTCCCAAGCGGGCCAGAACACGTTGGTGAGCAGCGACTTCATCGTGCCCGGTGGAATGTTGATGAGCAGACGGTTGTAATACTCGTCGTCGATCACGGTCTCGTCGGTGATGGCTTCGAGGTGCTTGGCGATGAAATCGACATGCCACCCGTGGACGTAAGGCTGACCGGGCTCGATGACATGCCACGCTTGCCGGACGAATTCGACGAGCGATTCCTCTGCGTCTGCCTTGTCGATTTCGAACACAGCCTCGTTGATATCGATCTTCTCGATGTCCTCGTCGCTGAAGACTCCGATTTTGCGCAGAAGAGCGGCGCTCATTCCTGCTCCTCGTATTCGATCACCCGCACGGAATTACGCTCGGCTTCGCGTTCAGCCTTCCGCTCAGCGATGGCCAGAAGCATCGCCTTGAGCATATTCCGCTCCTCTTTGTCGAGAAGCGACACTTCGACCATCGATTTCGTCTCGATAGCACCGCCATTCGGCCCCGACACCTCGATCTTCTCGCGGAACATGCCGAGATGCTTGCCGATATCGAGAAGCGCTCCCCGCTTGTCGTGCAGCTTGACCTTGACGCGCTGCTTCCCATCAGGAGCAGTATCTATCTGCATCTCGGCAATCGCCGCCATTTGGTCTTTGCTGAGCTTCGACACGTCGACATTGGTGCGACCGGTATCGTCGATGGTCAGAAAATCGGAATAGTTCGCAAAGCCAATTTTGGCTAGCTCTTCCAATACACGCTGAGCAGTGATAGTGGTGCGAGTAGCAAACTGAGACTTGATCTCGGCGATTCGCTCCCGCACTTCGGGACGAGCGTGAAGCTTGTTCGCTTTGCCGTAAAGCGTTGTGGCGTTGCGTTCGCCCGGATAAAGCGCAGCATATGTCTCAGACACCCCGTCGCCTCTCGCAATAGCAAGCGCGAACGCCTCGTGACGTGCGTTACTAAGAATAGGCATTTATTAATTCCCTCTCTAGTCTAGAATACCACAGCCATTCTCTTTCAGACAAGACTTGCGTTTCTTGCATACTTGATTTGCGTTAAAAGCATAATCGTTCTAAACGTCAAACATTGACGCCTTATTCGTCACATGCTATTTTGCGCCATCGATTCGCCTACAAAACGCAAACCGAAACATAGGATACACGAAAATGACCAACATCAAGCTCACCGACACCGCCCGCGTCATCGTCACGAAGGCTTACATGAACGCGAACGTCGTTCCCTCGCAGGAGAAGTGCGGCATCTCGTCGAGCCGCTCCTACCTCGCAGCCCTCCGCTCGTTCATGAAGAACGATTGGGTCAAGATGACCGGCGGTTTGAAGGGTATGGCGCAGGAAGGCGACTACGCCACTCCCGATGGTCAGCGCTTGTTCTTCACGCAAGCCTTCCTCGACGCCTTTTACGGCACCGAGGACTCCATCCCAGCTATTGTACCCAATGACGAGCCGGTCTCGGCCAAGAAGACCCCCAAGAAAGCCCCGAAAAAGGCCACCAAACCGGTAAAGGTCGAGGACGACATCGTCGATGAGGACACCGACACCATGGACGTGGTCGAGATGCTCGAAGACGACGAAGAGGAAAAGCCCGCATCGGCTATCGCGTCCAAGTACAAGGCCAAGTACGCCGAAAAGCGTGCTGAAGGCGGCACCGGCCAAGGCTGCAACGATGCTATCGATCGCTGGATGAACGCTACCTTCATGAGCAAGACCGTCATC